ACCTGTAGCACCTACAGACAATCCACCACGACCTTGCTGGAACAACTGGTTCTGCAACTGAGCCATCTGACGCTCACGGCTAGGAGCAAGCAAATCTTGTTGCTGTTGAATATATTGAGCCGCAACCTGTTGAGGAGTTTGTTGTAAATACTGTTGACCCAAGCTAAACAACCCCGTAGCCGCAGTCTGTAAAGGGGCATACTGTTGTTGCGCCTGTTCTGCTTGAGTTAAAGCACCACCAGTCAACCCCATCAAACGATCTTGATAGGCTTTTAACTCAGGACTGACGTTGTAACCAGCACCAGTTAAGTAGCCTTCAGGAGACATTTGAAAGTTAGAACTACCATAACGGGTAGTAATTCCAACAGGGCGAAATCTTGCCGCTTCAGCCGCTAATCTAGCAGCCTCAAGTTGAGCCGCAGCAGATGTATTTGCTGCTGACTGTGTAGCATCTGCTTGCTCTTGCGCCCCTAAAAAACTAAATATTGCACCAATAGGCATATCAATCCCCTTTAATCAAAATCTCATCCACCTTAGACGGGTCTTTCTCGTCTGTGGCATGAATACAAAACCAAACACAATCAGTAATTGCTTTAACGCCATGAATCAATCCTGCCTTGATCTCTAAACAAGCTGGCCCAGTAACAATATCAATCTCATCACCACGCAACACCGCAACCTTCCCTTCAGCCAAGATAGACAAATGACTGAAGTTATGGGTATGCTTCAAGATGGCTACGCCAGCAGGAAACCTAGCTTCCTTCGCATACAGGCCATCAGAAAAGTGGTGCGTAATCATCTTTAACCAACTTTTGCTTCTAACGCTTCAATACGAGTCAACGCTTCTTGTAGGGCGGCGGTTAATATTGGGACAAGGAACGAATTATCCACACCTTGATGTATGGGTTTACCGTCTTGGTCTACTGCATCTTTTGCACCAAATACTGCGTCTGGTACAACTGCATCTAACTCATGGGCAATAAAACCTTCTGTAGTTCCAAGACTAGGATTATTTTTCCAAGTAAAGTTTTTTGGTGCAAGTTGTTTAATACGAGTAACAGCGTTTGTTAAAGGGGTTATGTTTTCTTTCAAACGATAATCAGATGTAGTGACGTATGCAGTAATCGTGCCGTTTGTTGTAATAGAACCAACAGCTACACCAGAACCAATAGCGCCGTAAAAAAATCCTACCATGGGGACAGAAACATCTTGCGTATTACAAAGTAAACCTAAATATATGCCTTGATTTTGAGTGATTGCGCCCCCAATGCCGCTTGTTGCATTTGGTTGAAAATGTGCTGCGTAGTTTGCGAATGCAGTTGTTTGACCAAAAGAAGCACCAGCCGCTGCGGTAGTAAAATTTGCAATTCCAGTAAATGTCTTAGTTCCACCAATTGATTGAGTACCAGTGGTAGTAACAATACCAGCCCCCGCCAACGTGCCTGCGCTGCTTGAAGTATCAAACTTTGTTGCAACCGCAGTTGCAATGTTGTTGAACTCGGTATCAATCTCTGTACCTTTAACGACCTTGTTAGCGTCACCTGTTGTTAGTGCGTCTTTAGCCGCAAAGTTGACTGTTTTTGTATAGTTTGACATGGTTGCTCCTTATGCAAGTTTGCCTGTTTTAGTTTGAATCTCAATCTTTTGGAATGAAATTGGAAACCCGTTAATGTTAATCTCAAATCCCGTTTGAACGACTTTACCTGACCCGCTGCCGTATGCGGTTAATTCTTGCAAAATAATGCTTGTTGCATATTCTGCAATGTTATATTCGCCAATGCCATATTCAGACACAGATTGCGTTGGTATGGAAATTGTCTGTGATTGGTAACTTGATGTGAAATCATAGCCCCAAAACACAGATATTGCTTGGTTGCTACCACCCACAACAAGAACCTTGATCTTCTTGATGATTGAGGTTTGACCGTCATTGCCTAAATCAGCGTTATTTGTGTAGTATTCCATGCGATACGCTGAACCATTGTCTTGGTAACCAGTGTATTTTGTTACAAAACCAGTTTTACCAATTAACAAATCACCATTTCTACGAGAGCAAAAACTTTGTGGCGCAATGCTGTCCCATGTCGTTACACGATAAGAACCATCCTCTAAAGTCGTCTTTGTGTCAAAGCAAAAAACTTTGTCTGAAGTTGGGCAAGTCAACAGGTAAAAACCATTCTGTTCAGAATAGACCGACCTCAATTGCGTGTCTGATTCACTTGCAACTATTGTTAAAAAATCATTTCTAATATTCTTTGACAAGTCACCTAGCGGTGCAGACTTTTCTTGCAATGTACGCAGAACAGAACGCAAGCCACTGCCGCTTAAGAAAACAACATCCTTGCCTGTGTTTTGAATCGTGTCTCTTGCTATGCACCCAACACTTGAAATCGTGTCGGAAAGCGCCATAGTTGATGGGGTTGTGGCATTTGCATAAACCAAAATTTGTCGTCTACCAAAGATAAACAAGAATCCATTATGCGCTGCCAACCCTATTATTTCATCTGAACCGTTAGACCAGACACGGGAAACATCTAACGATCCTGAAGTACCAGTAGACCAAACAAAACCCGACAACAAATCGCTAAACGATACTGTTGTGTTGTTAGTCGTTGTATTAGCCGCCCAAATACGACCATATGCAGAGATAGCCACGTTTGCGTTTGGAACAGTACCAAGGTAACCAGACTTTTCAGTTACTCTGCGATAAGTAGTAGTAGAGACAGCGGGGTCGTAAATGATCGGGTCATTGTTTATTTGGAAAAAATACGCAATGCCGTTAAGACTTGCAGCTTGCCAGTTGCCAGCATTAAAGGTTGGCGCAGTTGCTGGGCCGCCATACGTTAATTCAGTGATAGAGCCTAGACTTGAAGCACCAGATGTATATTCTGAATAAAGTGGTAGTGTTGGTGGGTTTGGAGTCCAATTATCGCCATATTGAGCAATGTTGTATTCGGCTACAGCGCCTGACGTAGACAAACCAAGTTTAAACAGTTTGCCGTTGCCAAAAAACAATATAGTAAGTGTGCCGTTAGTTTCAATCAATTCATGAATAACTGTGACTTCATTTGTACCTAATGTGCCACTAGATGTGTTAATGTTTTGATAACCTTGTCTTGAACCTACTCGACCAAACTTGTCAATCACGCAATTGAGTGCAATGCCAGCAAACCCGTTCGATATTTCTAAAGACGGGTCTTGTGTATTCAATCCCAAAAAGCCTGGGGCGGATACGCTAGAAACTTGAAGTGCTTTGCTCATATCGCAACAAACTCCTGATTCTCAGGATAACGAGTGCCTTCCAAAGCAATGGCATCAGACAACATGGATTTGTACAACTGGTACGCCTCAGAAGAACTCAAACCACCATCTTCACCACGTTCAACTAAAGCACGGGCATAAGCATTTTGAGCCACTAAAGTGTCAGCAACAAGCACAACAGTTGCATCTGAAGATAACGTAGCCTGTGGCACTGTCAAAGCAAACTTGATCGTGTAAACACCGTCAGGTATTGGGTATAGATTTACCTTTGTGTTGTAACTTGCATCCACTCCATCAAAAGCAAATTCTGTAGGTATTGAATTGACAAGTGGCGTAAAGTTTAGTTTGCGGTTCATGTCCACAAAACTAATGTTTGTAAGGCCAACATTGCTTGTGGTGTTGATTACATCCATTACTTGAAACTTCTGACCAGCACCTGTCAAAGAATAAGCTGATGTAGATGCTACGGTGGTAACCGTAATAGTCTGACCCAAAGCATTCCACGAAAAAGCATCTTCGACTTGACGTTTGGCATCATTGACAAATTTACCAATTAGCGTTGAATAAGAATTGAGAACAACAGTGGAAACCGTTGGCTCACGCAACCGTACAAGTACATCGTTTACAAGTTCAAGGTAGGTCATAGTCTGGTCAACCCTTCAAGTTCAATTGTTGCAATTATTGTAAAAGTAGAACCCGCCTCACTTGTGGCTTTCAAAATATCACCTTCTTCAAGTACCAAGTACGACTCACCAAAATCAAACCCAGTTGTAAAAGTTGTTACCGCTTGCTGATAGCTTATTGAATAAGTTACAGCCGCTGAAGTGTCTGTCCAATCAAGAGAGATGTATTTGGTTGAGCCTGTTTTATTGACTGCTCGTACTAACACGACTTTGGCGTAATAACCAATCGGGCAAGTGAATACCGATGTCAGCGTGTTAGCTGTAAGATTGGCTGCAACGGACACTGCTCTCATTTTGCTTTTGCCTTATTCCTTGCGGAGATAGCTTTAGCTTTTGCCT